CAGCGAAGAAATTGAAGAAATATGAAATCAGCTATTGGAATAGGAATAAAAGGAACAAGCAAACCCAAACGAAACCGTGATCTTGTTAAACACGTTTTAGTGTCACCAGATGTGCATGCTGAGTTAAAGGCATACGCAATCAAAAATGGATATAGAACTCAGGGACTGGCAGACGAAGCAATTGCAGAATATCTAAAGAGACAGGAAACCAAATGAACATCGAACAAACAATCGAAGCCATCCGCATCATGCAGGCATTTGTGGATGGTAAGGAAGTGATATCAATGCGTGCACCTACTGCAACAGCAGATGATCCGTATTGGAACTGGGGTAACGACACAAAAATGTACCACATCAAACCCACCGCAAAGCTCCGCCCGTGGACTGCGGATGAGGTTCCGCTGGGTGCGTGGATGATGAGGAAGAAAGACCGGCATCGGTTTCTGATTGGATCGGTAGCAAACGATGGTTCTCGCAAAGAATGGCTCGAACAAAACGAACACTCCACCGACAAGGGCGTCACATGGCACCCGTGCGGGGTGATGGAGGAGGGGAAATGAGCGACGAATTGATTGAAGCTCAAAAGCGAATCATTGAGCTGGAAAACGAAGTGAACATGAAGCACACGCATCATGCGATTGGAAAACTTAAGAACGAACTGAACCAAGCAAACGACAGAATCAAAATGCTAATTGCAGCGGGAGACATGATGGAACCTTACGCTACTCAACAAACCGCTGATATGTGGGCCAAAGCAAAGGAGAACAAATGACCAAAGAAGAAGTTTTGGAAGCTGCAAACGTGATGATTGCATATGCAAACGGCAAGAAGATTGGGACTCGCCCTAGGAGGTCTACAGAGCCTCTGTTGGGAATCCTGTATGTCCCGACATGGAACTGGGAGCAGAAGGACTACTGCGTTATTCCAGAATCTACGATTCGTCCATGGAAGTTTGATGAAGTTCCTGTTGGATCATTAATTCGGTATCGAGAAGAGGCTTCAAACGATATGGTTTCAACGATGATTATCGGTGTTAGCCTGCGTGATGGTAACATCAAAATTGGAATTTGGGATGGAGATACAAGCACGAGTTACCTGTTGAAGTTTGCAGATCATTCAATAGACGGCGGCAAAACATGGAAACCTTGTGGCGTGGAGGAATCAAAATGAGCGACACCCCAATATCAGACTCAACACCGCACAACATAGCCGAGCTGGGTATGCTATGCAGGAGGCTGGAACGCGAACTCAACGCAGCCAATGAGCGCATCAAGCGGCTGGAAGACAGCGTGTCTTATTGGAACGACCGATACAACGACCTGAATCATAAGGTTCAAAACCGTGACAACTACTGAAGAAATCAAAGCCAAGGAGGCCAAGCCGTGAGTGACAAATACTGGGCAGTGATGCCGTGCATACTCTTGATCCTGTTTGCCTGCGTATTTTCAAATCTGATTGGATTCAGCAGGGGCATCGAAAATCTACAGCGTGAAGCAATTCTAAACGGCCATGCCGAGTGGGTGGCTGACGCGAATGGTAAACCTCAGTTCAAATGGAAGGAGTGCAAATGAGCGATACAATCATCCTTGATAGCAAAAAGTGCAACGCAGAGTTACTAACCATCCACGCCGATGGACGCATAACTGTAGCCGAGCATCTTAAACCTACGGAGACAGCAGCCGCTGTGCTACAGATCATGCGCGAGCAATGGCTGGCCGACATCCAATCCAAAAAGATTCGCGAGCAAGAGGACCGCACCAAGCGGCTGGAGGAGGCTGGAGACAAGATGGAAACAAGGTTGCATCTTCGGAAAAACATATCTGACCAGTTCGTTTACAAGGGAGACGCTGAATCAGTTGAAAATTGGAACCAAGCCAAGGAGGCCAAATGAGCGATACACCGAGGACGGATGCAAATCGGCAATACTTCTTTTCCAGCATTAGCGGACTTCGCGATCCATCACGCGACTACGTAGAAATCGAATTCGCCCGCCAAATCGAACGCGAACTAAACGAAGCCAACAAAACAAACAGACTCCAATACGAACTGATAACGACCGCAGAAAAGCGTGGAGTAGATAAAAGTAAAGAGGAACTCAACGCAGCAAACGAGCGCATCAAGCGGCTGGAGGAGGCGTTGGCGTGGTACGAATCCACAGTGTCCGACTGTAATCGACATGGACCACAAGGTGATGCGGCTCGTCATGCGCTGGCACAAGATAGAGGTAGCAAAGCCAAGGAGGTCAAGCTGTGAAACCTCAACACGACCCCAGCCTCATTGATAAGGTTCCACCATCAATTGTATCGGCAGCGATGGCGGTATCAAACTGGTTTAACAGTCAGTCGCTGCATCCAAGCCCGCGCTGGGAATTTTTGAGCATTTGTTCCCGAAACCACGCGGACCGATTGAAGAAACTCGAACGCGAACTCAACGCGGCCAATACAATCATCCGTCAGCAGCAATTGTTGGATGAGGAGAACCTGCGGTTACAAGAGCGGATCAAGCGGCTGGAGGATGCGGGAGATGCGATGGCAAAAGACTTCGCGCATTTCTGGACAGATCGGAACTCTGTGCGCGATTGGCCAAAAGCCAAGGAGGCAAAGCTGTGAGTGAATACGAACACAATGAGCATTTGCTCGACGAGATTCAGAGACTCCGTGAATCCAACTTCCACCTTCGCGAAGACTGCGAGAAGCAGAAGCAGCGCATCAAGCGGCTGGAGGCAGCGGGGGATGAAGCAATCTACCCCTTTGAATATGCGGCCAGAGTGAGAATTTGGACAGAAGCCAAGGAGGCCAAGCCGTGAGCGTTGAGCAACGAATCTTGGACCTGCCGGCTTTTGCCGATTACAACGACCGCCGCGAACTCCGCGCAATCGCCTTTGAGGTGCGCAAGCTGGAGGATCGAATCAAGCAACTGGAGCAGGAGAACGACGCATTGCGAGCGGATCTGCTGCTGTGGAATGAGAAGGAGGTGAGGCCGTGAGCCAACTCAACAACACCGGTATGATTGAGATGATGCGCGGAACACCACCGCCAACGTGGGAGCAGACCTGTCTCAAGCTGTCCTCTGATCTAGCTGATTCACGCCAGCACGTCACCGAACTCGAAAACCGTCTTCGCGCTCTGTGGGACAAGCTCGAAGGGGAGAGGAAGTTCTACGATGAGCGCATCCGAGAACTCGAAATAGCTGGCAACGCAATGTACGCATTCATCAATCCGCCATCTCCGAGCATAAGGACCATCCGAATGGACAACCTGTTGCAAGGATGGGACGACGCTAAGATTGGGAAGGGGGTGAAGCCATGAACCATCTTGTTAACGCCAACAAAAAGGTCAGCGATACACCGCGCACAGACCGACAGCCGGTTGTCACGGTTGCGTTCCAGCAGTTCGTGAAGGCTGGCTTCGCCCGTCAGCTAGAGAGGCAACTGGCTGGTGCGAATAAGCGCATCAAAGAACTCGAAGCCAAAGTGAACGAACTGAACGACCTCAAGAAATGGTTGGAGGGAAGATGAACGTACCAATCGGACCAGCCGCATTCGTGTTCCGCCACAAGAGAACCGGCCAGATTGTCGTCGCACCCAGCGAGCGGTGGCATGAGTACTACGACAACAAAGAGGACTGGGAACACACTGCGAGCGTGAATGCTTGCGGAGCTTTGCAGTACATCATCGACGCCAAACCGGCTGAGAGGAACCGATACATCAAGTCACTTACTACCGAGAAACCATGACCATCGAACAAATGAGAACCATCGACGCCGTCAAGACTTGGAAGGAACTGGAGGAGGCCAAGGAGCGCATCAAGCACCTGGAATCAGCCATCCGGAAGACCATCGACGACAACCGACACCTGGCCGACGGAGACAACTGCACCCTCATCGATCTCAAGAAAGCACTCGCATAACCAACGAATAGAAGAGAAAAATGACGATACTCCAACAATTAGGGTTGACGAAGGAATCCATGTCACGCATGGTCGGCCCTGTCACTCCGTTCAAGGATCCGAACCCTCGGATCAACCGGCGGTGGCCGGCTGTTCCAACCGAGATCCGAGATGCCATCCTTAAGGAGGACAAGTCACGCACTTACCCAGAACTATCCAAGAAGTACGGTATCTCACTGTCATGCGTATGGAACATCAGGAACAACAAAAACAACAAACAACAATAGAGGAACTACAACGATGGAAACAGTTATGTCACGAATTGGCCGATTGCTTGGGATGCGGATGCACAATCCAACACGGCCTGTGTGTCCAGTGCCACAAAGCACAGAAGCGGTACCGAGCAGTCCAAATACCTTTGAGGTAGTAGCAGTCAGTAAGAAGAAGAGCAGGAAGCACAACGTCCTGCTCAAACCCAACTACATGAAACTTAGCGATTCAATCGACACGGTTGTCAAACTACGGAGTGAAGGTCTCACCTACCGGCTCATCGGTGAACACCTCAAGATGTCCAAGCAGCGCATCTATCAGATCATCCAAGCCGGCAAGCAGCGCGATCTGGATAGGTCTAAGTGGACCTTCGGACTCAGCGTCCGGAACGCTAAGCTAATGGATAAGCTCGGTATCACTTGCATCGAATCCGCGAGGGTTGCTGTTGCAACAGGAGAGATCGCTCCGTTCAAGTGGGCCAACTTTGGTCGCAAGTCCTACACCGACCTCTGCCAGTGGCTCGATGTCAAACCGCTTGAATCCATTCCCAATCGGAAATGTCCTCACTGCGGACTCAAAACATGACCGCTCGTCACCAATACCCACTCGTAGAATCAATCAAGGTGGTCCGTCTCTCCTCGGGGCGGACCATCCGCATTACAAGGGATCGTACCAAGCAGGATCTCAAACTGATCCACGGCGACGGAGACATCCATCTCACCTGCGTCACCCACGCCGACGATCCAATCGAGATGATCAAGACACTGGCCCGCCTCGAAGACGTTCGATCAGTCGAACTCACCGACGACAAAGGCAACGGAATCATAGTCCACAAACAAAAATAACATGCACCAGTCCTCAACACACGACATCGTAACGGCACTCAAGATCGTCAGCACCCAAATCGAATCATCCGATGGAGTCGCACAAGCCCTCTGCCTCGAAGCAGCAAGTCGTCTCACTGACATGGTCCAGCTCACGAGCGACCTCACAGCACACGTTCTCGCCAATCCTGTCCATCACCCTCGATGTAACTCCAAGACCAAGGGTACCTACTGCAATTGTATCCTGGCGCGAGTCCTCCCCTCATGAAGACCCCAAGACACGAACAACCCTGGTACGAATCACGCCTGCTCAATAACAAGAAACCCAGCCCCATCACCGAAGAGGAACGAACAAGCATCACCGATGAGAACCGTCGGCTCATCGAGGAGTCGGCCAGTATCATTGCCACCGGCGTCAAACGCGGATGGATCTCCTTCCCGGCGAAGACCGAAGCCGAGACCTGGGTGCCATCACCAACCGGTCCCCAGCCACCAGATCCTCTCAGCATGATCTGGCCAGAATCCTAACAACCCCCTAACAAGCAACGAATCAACGACATGACAACGCTCCAACGAGCGGCCCTTTGGCTTTCCAAGGTACCGCCAGCCATCTCCGGATCCGGTGGCCACAACGCCACCTACACCGCCGCAGTCGGTCTCGTCCACGGCTTCGCCCTCTCCCATGTGGACAGCCTCACCCTCCTCGAAGACTGGAACAAGTCCTGCCAACCCCCATGGAAGGCCACAGAGCTGGCCTACAAGCTCCGAGATGCCGCGTCCCGCGCTCACAATAAGCCTAGGGGCCATCTGCTCGAAGCCGGGGGATCATCACCATCCGGGCCATTCGATCTTAGTAGGGTGACATTCAAGAAGCCGGTGGCCGACGCCCCGGTGCCAGTTCCATCGCTCAGCCCCGTCGCTCCAGATCCACAAGCCAGCGAGTTCAAGCGGTTCATGCTGGCCGCGTTCGCCCCGACTGAAGTCGTGTGCATCTGCGACGCCGTCGAGGAGGGTAGGCCAGTCAGTGCCGGCTCATTCATCACGATCGAGGAATGGCTCAACCGCTTCGATGATCCCCAGTCCCGCATCCTGTCCCCGGAGCGCGAAGGCATCTTCGTCCGCATCAACCCCTTCAAGCCCAACCTCTACAGCGGCAGCGACAACGATGTCAGCGCGTTCCGCCATGTCCTAGTCGAGTTCGATGACCTCCCAAAGCCCGAGCAGGAACAACGCCTCCGGGACTCTGGCCTACCCATCACCGTCCTCATCGACTCCGGGGGCAAGAGCATCCATGGCTGGGTCCGGGTGGACGCCCCATCCCGCAAGGAATGGGACGCCCGCCGGGATGAGATCTATCGGGTAATCCCCGGCATCGATGCCAAGAACAAGAACCCCTCGCGCTACTCCCGCCTCCCCGGCGCATGGCGCAGCCCCACCTCGCAGCAACGGTTGTTGGACACCAACCTCGGTGCCGCATCCTGGGAGGACTGGCTCACCAACCGCGAGACCGATGATGACCAGTCCACCATCGTCACGGTCAAAGACCTTCTCGACTTCGATCCCAAGAATGATCCGGACAACCTCATCGGCAATCGTTGGATCACTCGCGGCTCATCCATGATCATCAGCGGCGGTACCGGCATCGGGAAGTCCAGCCTGATGATGCAGATCATCGTCCGCTGGTGCCTCGGCCTCGACTTCTTTGGCATCGCGCCGATCAAGCCATTGAAGATCGGGGTCATCCAAGCGGAGAACGACCGCGGCGATCTCTCCGAAGCCTTCCGCGGGGTCACACACAGGAAGTTCACCATCGAGCAGATGAACATGCTTCATAGGAACCTGGAGTTCCGCACCGAGACCGTTCGCACCGGCGAGCAGTTCTTGGCCTACGCCCGCCGATTCATCCACAAGTCCAAGCTTGATCTCATCATCGCCGATCCCCTGTTCTCCTACTTCGGCGGAGACCTGAGCGATCAATCCGAGGTCAGCGTGTTCTTGCGCAACAAGCTCCAGCCCATCCTCCACGAGACCAAGGTCGCTTGGATCTGGATGCACCATGTCTCCAAGCCCCAACGCAAGGAAACCGGCGAACCACTCACCACTATGGAGCTGGCCCACTCAGGGTTCGGATCCAGCGAACTCGCCAACTGGGCGCGGGAGATTGCCGTTCTCCATGAGGTAGGCCAATCAAAGCCTAGACGCTTCCAGCTAGCCTTCTGCAAGCGGGGCGGGAGGATCGGACTCCCTTCCCCTATTCTCAACCTTCAGCACTCAGCCACCGGCATCCAGTGGGAGGAGTGCAACCCCCTCGCGTTCACGGGAGCGGAGCTGAAGGGGGAGAAGAGCGGGAAGCCTTCTTATCCTCGTCGAGGGCGTCGCGCATAGCCTTGAACCATTCATCACTCTCGATTGTAGCGCGGGCCATCTTCATAGCCTCACGGGCTTCGGTGGCCCTTTTCTGTATCTCGATGACATCGGGATCAACGTCCTCCTCAGGCTCCGGTTCCCCCTCCTCCACCTCCCTCCGCTTGGACGCCGGACGCTTCCGCTCCAGTTGGCCAAGGAGTCGTTCATGCTTCTTCACCGAGGTCTTCAGATACGCAACATCACGCTTCAGTTCATTGATCGTCCTCAAGAGCAACGCCACCCGATCCTCGTCCTCCGGGGGAACCCAGTCGCACCCACGCCACTGCCTATGAACCATGTCATAAACTATGACCTGGGACTTCTTGTTCCTCATGGAATTGAAAGCCCGGATCGCCCGACCCAACTCACAGGCCAGATTCCCTCGGATGTAGGCCAGCACCTCGGACTTGTCCGGGTCGGCATCGTGGCGTTGCGGGGGCATCAGTCGGAACATCGACCGAAGCGTGGAACCATTGTCCAGATAACTCATAGCAAGAACAGAATGCACTGCACAAAACCAAACGTCAATGCAAAGGAAGATAGATTTTGCAACCCACCCCACAAGGTTACCATCCCTCCTGCTTCTCTCCCTAGAGGGAGACTTACACTCCCTCTACTAGGGAGTTAAAAACCGCGAACGCCGCAACGCTTTCGGGGGCTTTGAAGGCCCCCACGCTGCGGCTGCGGTTTTTCGGAACCCTCCGACTGATTGCGAAGTACCCGTGTTGGTGGTTGTGGTGGTGGATGGAGGATAGCGATTGCTGGAGCGGAAAGGGGGTGCCAGCGCGTCGGAGGGGTTGAAATGAATGCGCGTTCATTCCGGGGGTATCGACCGCTTAGAAACGAAAATCCCCGGATGGGGGTCCGGGGGTCGCTTGGGGAGGGGAGGATTGGCCCACTCAACCGCACCATGATTTCCGGAGTCCCCGGTTCCGGAATTCCGAATTCCGAAATCCGAAATCCGTATGGCATATGGGGAATCCTGAATACCGCACCATGAGATCCTGGGACCGCGGGGATGATCCCGAAACGGATTTCGGGATGATCGGGGGACGGTGTAACGGGGTGGGACATGTGGTGTCGTACCCTGAGGTGCTATGTAAATAGCGGGGTTGGACATTGGGTGTCCTATCGATACCTGGTGGGCTAGTGTTAAATCTAAAGTGACCAGTGACCAGTGACCAGTGACAAGGAAGGAAGGAACCACACACAAGGGATTAATTGGCCTACTCATGAGACAAGCGGGCAAGCGGGCCTAGGAAGGAAGGAAGGCGGCGAGCGGACTATCGGGGCACCGGGGCAAACAAAAGGCCCCTAGGGGATTCCTAGGGGCTTTGGTGGGGATTACTATGTCAGTTGCCAGCTAGGGCGGAGAGAAAGAGAAGAGCGGTGAAAAGGAGACACAGGGCAAGATACCCTAGGACTCTAAGGAGGGGCTTCATACTCCGTACCTTTCGGCAATGTCCCCCCAACAACAGAGACGATAGTTCCCATTGAATTTCAAGACCGTAGTGACGTACGGGTCACCGACGTTCAGATAATAGCACCAACCCTTTTCGGTCTCAAAAGCCTCAACCCCATGGGTCTCGAGCAATTCGTTAAGGCATTCCATCCGGAGGTCACGGGTTGAGGGTGGGTGATAACACTCCCGGACTCGAGCAGCACCGGCGGGCAATTCCTCGAGCTCACGCCGACTCATCCGGAGAATCTCCTTCGCCCGCTTTCCCTTTCCGGGAAAAACCGCCTCGAGCGAATTGATGGGGGGGGAAAGGAATTTCACTTGGTCACTCCTTCCTTGAAATGCCGGGCTCCGGTCCCGTGCACGGGGATATGGATTGAGCGAACACCGGAACGGGCGCCCGCGCAGGCCAGACAGTCGGCGCAGGGTGTCCCGCTTCGGTCGGAGGCGCACAGGGTTTCCACCGTGTGGTGATCGGTGTCGGGGGTGACTCGGAAGGTTGACCAACCCATGGATCTTGCGATCACAAGTTCAGCCGCGGTGTCGACGGAGGCCATCAATAGTTGCTTCCAACCCTGCAACGAGGGTTTTCGCCATTGGTGGGTGTATCCCGTCCACCCGGAAGAAACGCCGGCGATGGCGAGGGCAAGTCCGATGGGAATATGCGTGGGGTCTCCGTAGGCTCCGAAGCGGACTTTCCGGCCTGCGAAGCAATCCATAAATTGGAGGGTGGGGTATCGGCCCGCTTTCCATGCTTTCCAAATCCCTTGGGGGGCTTGGCCCACGTTGACGTAGCATGTCCTTTCTACACCGAAGCGACCGTTTTCTTCGTGCCCGCGATGGACGCAATTACCGCAGATTAAACGGTCAAGGCCCTGTTTGATCGCTTCGGTAGGGGAAACGGATTTGACCAGAATCCAAATTTGAATCATGTCGCCGGTTTTCCGGTTGTCGGAAGCTTTGGAGAAGCCAGTCGCGATGATCACACGGTGCTGGTCTTCGTGGATTACGAAGCCGTTCACAGGGAGCCTTTCTCAAAGCGCAAGAAAAAAGACCGCGCATGATCAAAGTGGTGGTTTGAATCCAAAGAAACTTGGGAAGCAATCTTTCCACCCTTTCGACGATATCCTCCGATAGCATGGGTAAATCCTGCGCGGTAAGCTTCCCGAAGAGCCTCCGCACGAGAGCGGAAAGAGCGTCCACGGGCGTCCAAACAAGCGGACGCCGAAGAGCAAAAATAGAATCCACCGACATCTTCAAAGATTCGGGCGGTAGTTGTCTGGGGAATGAGGTTCAATTTGCACCTCCAACGAGAAGCTGCGCGAAGCAGTAGGCCAAGGCTGAGGTGACAAGCGCGAGTCCTAGGAGGAACGCGAGGGCGGATAGTAGGGATTTGAGGGAACGCATAGGTTTTGAAGGAACCGGTGATCGGTTCACGGGGGTAGATTGCAACGGGTTGCGATAGGAGTCAACAGGAAATTACACGGAAAGATCGAAAGGGATTCACGGGCACACTTTGTGGGGCAAAGTAAGCGGGATGGAAAGCAACCAGGTGAAGGAACGGAAAGCGGGAAAGAGCGGGAAGGGGAAGGAACCCGTTATCCGTCCTTCCGGCGCAGTGAAAAAAAATGGGCCGGATCCTAAGTCCGTCGCGGAGTCCGACTGGTTACGTGTACTCGATGCGGCTTCTCTCGGGATCCCATTTGAGCGGCTTTGCCATCTGGCTGGCATGACTGACAAGACCTTCACGAAGTACCTTACAAGGTATCCGGAACGGAAGGAAGCGATCGAAGCCGCAAGAACTCGGGGCGAGTATGATCTTACCTCCGTTGTCCGCCAGTGTGGCAACGGCTGGCAAGGATCCGCGTGGTTACTTGAGCGAACCCGAGGCTACGTCGCCAGGGCTCAACTTGATCACACTACCAAAGGAAAGGAATTATCAGTAAGCGGTAATCTACTAGGAGCGTTCGGTGGGGGGAAGTAAATAGGATAGGGATCACGTTATTTAACATTAACGGGATAACGTTATGGCACTAACGTTACTGATTAACACTAACGTTAACGATAACCACGGGGTAGGGGGGACCCCCACGAGGGGGGTGGGGTGATACCTGATACCCCCTCCCCGTACCCAACCCAATTTTATGGCAGTCAAGCAAATTAAGCGCAAGAAATCCCCTTCACTCGGCATGGGTTCGCATATCCCTGCTTGGAAGCAGCGGAAGCTCTTGGAGGAGGCTCAGCACCTCTCGAACTTCCCTGAGATGATGCTTGGCCTACGCGATACCTATGCGTGGCAGAAGGCGGTGCTTGGGGCTCTGAACGAGAAGCATGCGAAGGTGGCGTTGAAGGCTGCGAACGGCTCTGGTAAGACGAGCATGGTGGCGGCGTCGGCTGTCATCTGGCATATGCTTCGCTGGCCGGGGAGTCTGGTGGTATGTACGGCTGGTGTGTACCGACAGGTGGCCGACGCTCTATGGCCGCATCTGAGGAAGATGATCAATGGGTTGGGTGGCGAGGAGAACGGTTTCTCGATCAAGGATGGCGAGATCCGCTATGTATACCCGAGGTTGGTTGATGGCCAACAATTGATCAGCCGGTGTATCGGGTTCT